CGATTGTAGTTTACGTGATTGATGCCACGTTGAGTACTAATAAAAACGGTTATTTTGTCAACTTCAAAATCAAATTCACCAGAAATAATTACGTCTTGTTTGCGTAATCGTTTATCGTTATTAAAAACGACATTAACACCAATTCTTAATAGGTATCGTTTTAAAGAAACAAAGTCTTTTTCCATGCATTTAGAAAACACTTGTGCTGGTTTAAATGGTTTTCCAGTTAAACCAAGAATCTCATTAAAGTCATAATTAAGAGTTTCCAAGTATCTCATATAACTATTATACCCCAACTCTGATTTTAAGACAACACCCCTCTGATGCGGTCTAGAATAACCCTTTGATCTTCATGGGTTTCGTTCTTGAATACCGTAGTAACATCCATGTACTCGAAATTATTTAGGATGTTCCCTATTTTTGTCTCCCGACCCTTTAGGAAGGTCTCAGACTGATCCGAACCCCTATCCTTATACCTCTGTTTCATTGTCTCGTCAGACACCGTAAGGACTATAAACTCGACCTTAGAGTCCAATCCGAGCAAGAAATCATAGAATTTACTATTCGTTAGACGATCCCCTTCGAACAGGATATTTGAGGTACACTCTTGAACGAATTCCTGTGCGATGGGTTGAACTGCCATCGAGAGTCGATCCGTACCTGCAAATAACTCTCCCTCTTCGTATTTTCCGAGAACATATAAATCGAGTTCTTTACAGTAAAGAGCAGGGAGCATTTTCTTGGGTTCGACTTTCTCCCAAGAATAGTCTTTCATAAACTCTCGGAATAAAGTAGTTTTCCCAGTTCCAGGTTGCCCTGCCACTGCAATAATCTTCCGAGTTTTCTTTGGTGTACCTTTAATGAGTTGTATCGAAATACTATCGCTGGCACCAACTTTATCAACAATCATAAAAAATTCTCCAATCCAACGAGTTGTTGGGTTTCATCGTTAAACATCATATCCAATTTATCTATTCTACCCGAATTTAAAAATAAGGGAAACTTTTCTTTATCAATTTTCTTACGACCAACTAAAGATGGATCAATGGTTTCATTTCTAGCATCCCACAAGACTTGCCATTCAATACCAAACCAACCATCTGACTCACACTGTTGAATCTCTTCAGACTGACGATCAAGATAGTAACCAAGATAACGACCCTGTCTTTCTCTGAAGATTTTCTTAAATGAACACAAGCAGGTTTCCATAGTAAAGAAGTCTGCTTGAGATGCTACATCCGCAAACCTCGCCTTGACTTCATGTAGAATCTCGCTCGCTTGTGACTCAAGATTTCTATACTCCGCAGTAGTGAGTTTTCTATCCACACTGTCTTCTTGTCCAAGGGCATACAGAATTCCATTACGATGAGAGCGAGAACCATCATAGTCATCCAGCATAAGACTAGTAGGAGTGATCCGAACACCAGCAGTATGCTTAAGATGCTGAAGATAAAACCAAGTGGAATAACGACCAAATTTATGCAAATTAGTTTTAATGCCTTCCCACAAGTTGTTAAAGTTTGCTTCCTCATTGTCTCCATAATACGACTCCAATTTCTCTCTTTGTGTTTGTTTGCCAATAAATTTTTGATAAGATTCGAACATGGTAGGCAAATGCCCCTTGTTCCACTTAGTATCTGTCTGATAACGCAATCTTTTGTAATTGGCAGTATTCCATGCCGTCATACGATCAACTGTTGCCAATTCAAAGTCTGGGAATTCATTCATTAGAACCCATGAAGTTGGTAGATAATATGTATTACCATACAACCAACACAACCACAGTCGTTGCTCATCATTATGCTCATATCGTTTATTCAGATAATTCGTTGCCCATACTGCAGGATCGCAGTCACCAAACTTCAATGACCAGACATACCAACGAATAAATGCTTCTTTACGATTTTCTTTCTCAAGATAATTCATTACAGAAATTCCTCAAGTGTTGGTTCTTTTAAGTTTAATAATGCATCACGTAACCAGAATCCATTAACTGTATTAATCGCTTCCTGTGTCTTTGTTTTCTTTTTAGAACCAAACCCATGATCATCTATTCCCTCAGAAAGAAATTGTTTCTTTGCTTTCTCAGGAAGTTCTAATGCAGCAATAGAAGGATTTTGTTTAGCACAACTTTGATAAAAAACCTGTAGAGCACGATCATCAAATAATGGTTGATCTGAACGCAAAGAACCAGAAGGATCTACTGCCCAGAAAATGATTCCATTTCGTTTGTGCCAAGATACACTGGTAGGAGTACAAGACATCTTTAGACGTTTAGACTTCTTCTCATTCACTGCATAATCAATCCAAGTATCCCAACACTTCGATGCATATCCGTTACCTTCTTTACCTTCTACAGTTACGATCTCATAGAGATTAGCATAACCATCACGATTAAACGTGGCAAAGATTAAACAAACAATTTCACCATTGTGCTCATATGCCAATGGTGGACACTTCTCATAGTTCTTGAAACGAGTCCAAAGAGAATGTGCTGCGGATAAGAACTTAGTGTTCTTACCAGCAGGAGACTTATCAATTATCTCTTGAACCGTATGTGAACTGACAAATTTCATAATCTACTTTCTGCAAATCTTTATCTTGAATTTCAACTCTCTCTAACATAAATGCTAGATTCGAGTCAATTGTAACATATGTATTTGCTGGAGTTTCACCAGCAAACCCAAGTCCTGCACGGGATGCAATATCCTCTGTAGAAGTAATTATACATCCATTTGGAATTGTAGTAAAGTAAATTGGACGTTTTCCGTTACGATAGAATCTCAACTTTTTATCAGCATACAACTCACACACTGCTAGAGAGGAGTCATGCCACTCTTTCAACGGAGAAAGATTCTTTTCAAGAGTTCGTAAAATCAACTCTGTATCATTCTTGGTTTCACAGTCATAACCATACAACTCTTTCCAATGCTCTGGGAGTTCTTGACTAATAACTCCATTGTGAACGACTGAGAGAGATTCACTGGCAATTGGTTGATTGAATTCAAGATCAGAGGTAGAGTAACGACAATGTCCTATCAGATATAGATTACCATCTTCGTTCACATAATCTATAAATTTAAATGGAAATTGATCTGCAGGAACAGGATACTTCTCTGTCCAAACTCTACCACCTTTAACATAAGACAACCCAGTAGCATGCATTCCACGGATACGAGATTCGTGGAACACTTGCCTTATCATTTCAAAATGAACGACAGTGGGTTTTTCAATAATTGCACCGATGACTGAACACATTATCCAAAGAACTCCTCAAGTGAATTTTTCTGTGATTCTGGATGATACTTTAGTAACTCTTCACGACCAAGTTTCTTCTCACAGAAG